AATCTGTATCCACAGACTTAGCTGTGCCTGTTATCTGTCCACTTGTCTGTAATGTATCAAATGCTATTGTTCCGTTTGCCATTATGCTAAGTCTCCTGTAACTGTTAAAGCACCATGGTCTACATCTTGCATTGTACTAGTAGTATCATTTTGAAATTCCATTTGAAATGCTGATGTAGAATAAGTTGAAGCATTTTGAGGACAACTGTATCTTCCTCTTCCTTGTGTAGTTCCATCTTTCATACTAGCAGACCAACAATAATCATCATTAGCCATGTTAGTGCTAAAATTTGCTGTATAAGTGCCTGTGTCATCATCATTCAAACTTGATAAATTAAAACTGTCTGAAACTGAAATAGTGCTAGTGCCTACAAAACCTACCCAACACTTCGCCAATCCTTGCTGAATGCTTGTTTGATTGCTACCCTCACCTCTGATAGTTAAAGAGTTTGCACTTGCACTTACCACAGGTGTTGAACCGATGGTTATGGTTGTTGCAGTGGACTTGCCTGTGATTGTGTCTAATACTACTGTACTCATGCTAAGTCTCCTAAACTTGTACCATGAACGGTTTTATCAGAATAAGATTCTGCACTATTTTGACAATGAAGTTGATAATTACTTGAATCTGTAGCTACAGCAGCTGAACCATAAGTTACTTGACCAGATGCCATACAATTATATAGTGCATCAGAATGAGCAGACGTTATAGCTATTCCTGATTTACCTGTGTCTACATCAGTATAACCAGATATATTAAAAGAGTCTCCATCAATTGCCGCACCTGCTTGGTCACATTGAGAAACCCATGATTTATTCAACCCTTGTTGCAGATTAGTAGTTGTTGAACCACCCTCTCCGACAACAGTCATTGACCCTGCACTTGATGCACCTTTTAGTTTGTCAATAGCTATTTCTGATGCACCACCACGAGTTAGATAGGTGTCTACTTTGATTGTACTCACGATATCACCAACCTTCCACCACTATTAACTGTCAATGTAACACCACTGTCTATTGTAAATGTTCCAGTGACTTGTGCATTTTCTGTGGCTAGTATTGTAGTATTAGCAGTTAAGTTTTGTGCATTTGTTCTAAACAAACCACCTGCCTTGAAGTTACCTTTGTTCTCGGCTGCTGGTGTAACTGTACCAGTTTGTGGTGCTAAGAAGTTTACAAAGATATTTGCAGTTCCAGAACTAGGTGCAGCCGTAAATGTAAGCGTTGTGCCATCAGGTATCGTATATGCTGATGTGTCTTGTACAACACCATCTACAGATACAAGCACATCTTGTACAGAACTTACTGTTCTGTTTAATGTAAATGTAGTATCTGAGTTATCACCATTGAATCTTTGTACGGCAGTTGTAGCTTCAAAAGTTGTTACTGGTGACTTACCAACAAAGGGCATTATGTAATCTCCATAATAGAAATAGTTATGTCAGATGCACCTGACGCAGTAAGTGTAAGTTCATCAGTGTCTTCTAATACAACCTTATTACCAGCTAATAATTCAAGAGACGAACCAACAGGCACTGGTGCATTTTTAATTAAATGCACTGTGTTATTAGCACCACCATTAGTTCCACTATGTGTTCTACTAGCTGTGTCTGATACAAGTTTTACTGATACAGTAACTTGACTTGTTGTCGTATTAGCCACCATAATTCCTAGAACTATCGTTGCAACAATAGAACCACCTGCAACATAAATTTGTTCTTCACTTGTTATACCTGCCGCAGTGACAGTCTTAAAAGTATTTGCCATGTTATCATCCTAACGCTATTGCTAATGCTGTTGCCTCATTGGCTGCATCTGTAGCACTTGTTGCACCTATATCAGATAGCACCTCTGATGCACTTCTGCTCTCTAAACCATTTGCAGTAAATCTTGCAAACTCATCATCTGCTACACTCGCACTGTC